TAGTATCGTAAAAAGTAGATAGAGCACAGGAAAGAGCTACATGACTGTGGGGGTCGTGGTTACCTGCAACATTTCTAACTGTTACCCTTTTGTGCTTAGTTAAGGATTTCTCGATAAAATATCGTAGTACATATATACCAGATTTAATAATCTTGGCGTATCTAGTATCTGCGTCTAATGGGTTTTTACTGGCTGGAGTTTGATTGAGTGAGTCATCAATATGATAGAAATCCCCTAGCTGAACTATAAATACTTCTTCACTAGCTGGTATAGCGTTAATTATCCTATCCGCCGCTAAGGTTAGATCTTTAATACCCGTCTTTAAATCGAAGTCCTCCTTAGCTTTCTCCTCCCAGGACAACATACCCAAATGGGCATCGCCAATACATATACATGAAAGAAGGTCTTTACTTTTAGTTTTAGGCGCTGTAGTAGAAACGGATTTGAACTTTACCTTTTGGTTAAAAGCCTCAACTGTGTCATCAATAATGTCTTGGACACTTCGCTGGCCTTTCTGTGATTGACCTTTTACCCAAGTGGCTGAAGGAGAACCGCTTTCATTATAAAGTGTAGACTGTCCTGAGTCTTGCTTTTGTCTTCTTAAACGAACTCTATAGATTGTGTCGGCTATAGTTGCTCTGGCAACGCTATGCTCTATTGCTGCTTGTCCTTGAGACTTTCCGCCAGAAAGGGATTTAATATAGGCGGTTTCTTTTTCTGTAATACAAAACGGTATTAACGAAGCATAATCTGGAGTCGAGGCCATTTAATTGCCTCCTAGTTATTATTAGTAGCTTATTTTTACCATACTGAAGCAGCTAAAAAGCCCGCTACAAATACTAGACCATACTTAAAACATGGAGGTACAGCATCCCAAAAATCTCGTATTTTATCTAACATTTTACTTACTCCTTTACTTGTTAATTCAGATAGCTCTTTCATTTTGCTGTCTTTTTAATTTTGTCGTAGCTTCTGGCGGTAGCCAATCCCAACATTCCCATCAAAACCGGAAGCATTGTTCCTGTGTCAGCCTGCGGCACAATGATACCAAATGGCGCTGCTAGTGGGGAAACCAGAAAATTTATAGCAAAGCCTAAAACACAAACCCACGCACATGCGGGACGCCAGGAACTTTGGAACCAATTTCCCTTCGCTTCTTCTCTGTTGACAGCTATCTGAGCTAGAGCAATTTCTTGGGCGTGATTCTCAGCCATAGTAGAAATTTTGAACGCTAACTTTTGTTTAGTGTCAGCGTCGGGTATGAATTTATCCAGTAATGAAGCTACTGGTCCTATTAAGGCTTGTAACATTAGGGTTTATCAGGCCAAGTAATATTGTCTACATCACTCTGAGAAGGTATGTCTCTTAAATTTTGGCGATAAGTTTTCATCGCATCGCTTATTGCGGGAGAATCAGCAAGTGCCGCCCAATCTGTTTCTTGTAATAACGCATCGCGTTTACTTCTAATTGTTGTCCATTTCTCTGTTGGGTTTTCAGCAGCAGCTATAGCATCTTTTTCTGCTTGTGTATAATCTCTGGTGTTACTTTCCCCAGTAGACATATTTAATTCTGTTACATCGTATGACATTGTGTTTTCCTCTTATTGAAACATAACCGACAAACTTCCAGCATCATATGTATTTGAACCTGATACTAAAATTCTTAATCCATCTATTGCCGCTGATAATGTTTTTGAACCGCCAGATAAAGAAATGTTTGAATCGTTTTGCCTTAAAATACCAAAACTACACCAAGTATTATTAGTAGAATCTTCAAGTGATAAATTAATCTGTCCTGTATAAGCATGAGAAGCATCACCCGAAGAACTTATTTGCAAACCTGAGGTACTACCAACTCTCGTACTTCCATTTTCAGCCATACTTACATATCCGCTAGTTTCAAGACCACCCCCATCACGTAATTGGCAAAGAAGAGTATCAGCACCACTGAGAGATATTTGGTCAAATAATATTTTAATATTTCTCACTCCCGCAGGAAATACATTAAAATCAACTGACGTTCCTGAAGTTGGTGATTGTTCAGCACTAATACTCCAACCACCAGTTCTAAAGTCAGTACCCGCATCATCTGTGTAGTATAATGAACTTGGTGTATCTGACTTAACCCAAATTTGTCCTTCTCCAGCAGCATCAGCAGCGGCAGAAGCTCCTTCTACAATAAATACTCCTGTGTTGGTTATTTTACTCATTTTGGATATTTCTCCTTAACAGCAGTTCTTTTAGCTTGAAGTGCCTCTAAATCATCATCAAGAATTGCGTGAACCGCTTCCTGAATACTTGGATATTCAGCAAGTCTCTTATTCTTATATGCTTCTTTTTCTTCGTACTCTGCCTCTATGGAATCAACTAAGTCCTGTGTTAACTCAGGTAATGAATTAGGCCACTCTGTTATAACTCCCTCTCTGGTTGATATACCACCAACATCAGGATATTTCCAACCAAGTGCTTCAGGGTTATTAGTAGTTACACTCATACTCGTATCTCCGATATTGTTATTGAAGAACCAGAAACTCCACCAAATAGACGCGCAGCGCTTGCACCATTAAAAGTAAAAGTAGAAGAACTTGTACCACCTGTGCGAACTTTAAAAGTGGTGGCACTCGTAGTCCCTGCTGTCATATAATGCGAAAAATTTAAAAGTTCCACAGTATTTGTTCCATTCAAATTCTGGCCAACGGCTGAAATAGCACCAGCAGTTGAATCTTGGAATATGAGTTGTTGAAGATGAACTAGCAACTTGAACTACAACTTCAATAAATAATTTATTGCTTGCGTTAGTCGGTGTTATAGCTAAAGTCATCCACTCATTCCCCTCTGTAATCTGAGGGATAGTATTATCACTATTCATTGTAGTTGAACCTGTGGCAACAGCACTATCTGTAACATTAACAACTTGTACCAACCTAGCGTGTTCAAAAGCACCTGTCGCATCTTGTATTGTGTCAACCTTAATTATTGAAGCCATTATTTATTCCTTTGGATATTTATCTTTAGTAGATTTAATCGTTGCTGACCAACCAGTTATTCCGTTATGGTATAGGTCATCTAATTGATCTTCTATACTTGGATATTCAGCCTTACGTTTACGTTGATATTCAGCATCATCATAGGCTTTCTTTAGTTCTGCTTGTTTAGCTACTATGTCAGCTTTGGAAATAACTGCTGTTCCGTCATGCCATGTAATTTGATCGTAATCTTCTGCATTAACTGATACTTGTGCATCAGGGTTAATTGCTAAAATTGCGCTTGCTATATCCATTACCCTTGAATCTCCATAACTGTAATTGTTGATACTCCACCTTGATCTACGCCATCGCCTCGTCTATTCACCACCATAGTATTTCCTCCAGCCCTACCCTGTAATTTATAAGTGACATCACTTGCTGTAGCAGGAGAATCTAAAAACGAGAACGGTGAACCTGTCAGTTCATAATTTATCTGATGTAACCCACACGCAGTAGCGTGTGCGCTCGTTCCACCATCAGTATTTATAGCTATATCTGTTGTCGCACCGCCAGAGATTACTCGAACTATCTGTATAAAATTAACGTGACCACTAGCACTATTAGCCCATTCAACACCACCAAAAATAAGAAATTTTGAGTTTGTATCTCTTGGTGTCAGTGTAGCAACAGTCATTCCTGTAATATCTACATTACTTGTTGATGTTGTTGTGAAAGTATCTAACTTGGTAGCACTAGCAACTTGGAGTACTCCTTTAGTTGTTACACTCCCTGCCTCGTTTTTTATAGTATCTACTTGTACTATATCTGCTATTAATATGCCCATTTCTTATCCTCTAAATGATGGTCCATGTTGAACCTGACGGGATTGTTACTGTACCACTATCTATTGTAATTGGACCAGCCGTCATGCCATTTATGTTCTGATAAACTTGATTCGTGCCACTACCATTACCCGAAATTGCTACAGCAGCCCCACCGAAAGTAAGTGATAATTTCATTGTAGCTGCCGCGACACTCACAACAAAATACTGAAGACCTACAACCCATCCCGCAGGGGCAGCACCACCAGAATTTAAAAGTTGAACTGTATCGCCATTGGCAAAATCATTATCTGTTCCTACACTTAAAGTTTCATCCCCATGGACAGCAGTATAAGTAATTAAATGATCACTCAATGTAACAGTATCTTGCATATTTGTAGCATTCGTTCTAATAACTGCGTTAGTTCCTACAGATGGACCACCACCCGCACTCGCTACAACTGCGGTTCCATCAGCTTTTGTATAATTTACGCAGTGTACATCATCAGCCGCAATGCTAAAAAATTCTGCTACATCTCCCGCTGCTGTAGTTATATTAGCCTCACCAGGCAAATCTAAATTCGTAGCGTGATGTGTAAGCTGGAGTGCTCCATCAAATTGTAAAAAGAACTGACGATTAGCAGCGACGACAAAAGCAGCGATTGTGGTTGTTCCTGTTACATCAAAGAAGTTACCAGTAGTAGTAACTGTAGGGCTGGCTGAATCTATATCGGTCCCTTTTTTACATATATTAGTCTCTAAATTTGTTCTAGCCGCTAGTGCTGTAACTGCTCCTGTACCACCATCAGTAAGTGCTAAAGATGTTGCTGCAGGGAAAGTTAGGGATGTTAAATAATTAACAGCGTCTACAACATTCGTGCCATTGTTGTAAACCCACGTTGTTTTACCGGCAGCTACACCAACTCCTGAACCAGAAGGAGTTTTAACTGTAATAATATCTGCAGTGCCATTATTGATTAGGTAGCTTTTTTCAATAGCAGGGACTATTAAATTTCTAACACCGCCAGAAGTACCGGTTAAATTAAGCCTTAAATTACGTGCTGGTTGAGCTACGCTAGCAGCGCTATCAGCTAAAGTTAAGGTTACATTACCACTTGAAAAAGCTACATCTGTAGAACCAGCTATGGCTTCTGTTAGACACACTGAAAGGTTATTGTTAGTAGTAGTTCCCCAGGTTCCAGATTGTTCCCCAGTTGCTATTAATTCAAATTTTAGTGTTGAAAATGAACTCGCCATTATATTTCCTCTATATTTCTTTCCAGTCCGCTGTTTGGTCTGTGTCTATTATAATCCAATTAGGATCACTAATAATAGGCGCGACCCCTTGTATAGTAGCAGATCCTGTTACTAGCTTGCTAACCATATTTGTTACAACAGGAGCTGTACTACTTAATGCTAGTGCTCCTATTAACGTCGTTATCTTTCTAGGATATACGTCTGGTACTAATCCACCAATACTTACAGCAAGTGTATCTGGTATTCTCTCTAACCTATTAGTTATAGTAGGTGCTATACCAGCTAATACTGCAGCGCCTACTATAGGAGCAGCAATATCCCCAGAAAGTACTGTTGGTGCTGCACCTGCTAGTACTGCAGCGCCAATAACGCCAGTGACTACAGGTCCCTTACCCCAGGGACCAGAACCCCAAGCTCCTCGTTGCCAACCTGTGGTTGCCATATTTGTCTCTTACGTTAAAGTAAATATGCCGGTAGCGGCTGGTATAATTGTTAAAGTATTAGGTGTTGTTACAGTAAATTGAGAGCTTGATAATCTACAAAAACATAATAATTTACCTGCTGTAGAGCCTGTAGAATTACGTATAATCGCATATTTAATATTGACTAAATTCGCTCCCGATGCCGTAAAAGTAAGACCGGCAGTAGTTTGCGTAAATTTCATTTGTTTAGCCGAAGCACCTACTGTCCATTGAGAAGTAGCAGGTACAAGATTTCTACCGCCTGTTAAATACCCACCAGCGTTGGCTACTTCATTGTTTATTTGACTATAAACACTAAAAGTAAAGGTAGACGCATTACTAGCCGATTGAGCCAAAACCATTTTAAATACACCCGCGCCTAGCGTAATAGTGCCGTTCCCAATATATTTCTTAGCTTCGTTATAAAGTTGCCATGCTGTTGCAGCCATTTCTTAAATCTCCTTAATATTAGCGTGTGTAGCGCCGATTTCTAAAATATGACGGAGTAATCCTCCGTATATCTCTAATTCAATTTCCTCACCTAAAGCTTTAATTAAATCAATAAACTCTTGGGCTTGTGAAACCATCCAAGGGTTACAGTAAAATATTTCCCCATCCACATTCACAGGAATTACTATATCACCATCATTTTCTTTCTGTTCATATGCATGGTGAGTTTCATTATCTAAACACGAATCACACCCAAATAAATGAAACCTCTTAAAACCCAACATTCTAAACAATGGTATAGCTCTAAGCAAAACTGTTGATCCGCCTGGAATATGCCACCAATTCTCATCCTGCTTGTTTAGTATATCATTAACTAATTCTGCGCCAGTATGCCATATATATGTCCTTTCCTTAGGAAGCCCCTCAAATACTGTAGGGTGACATTGGGAAGCTATAAAATATTTACATTCATCTATAACCGGTTTACAAAATCGTGCATTAAATGGTCTGGCATCCACCATAACCATAGCAGAAGGCTTTAAACCCTTATCAATACACCATTTATAGGCCCCATTGATAGTGATGAGTTTAACACCGTCAGCTCTTAACTGTCTAATTTTTTCAATGTGCTTTTCTAGACTGGGCCCACCCCCTACGATCATTGCATCTACATCATTTGTAGGGTGAGGTTTAGCTTGTTGAAACCCTAAGCCTATATTATGTTTTATGTTTTCTTTTATTTCATCCTCTGCTGTGTTAATTATCCCTATATCTACAACATCAGCTCCATCAGCCCACGCTGTAACATAAAAACAACAATAACCATCAGACTCATTCGACCAATGAATAATACATTCCCGATCATTAAATTTTTGAAGCCACCATTTATAAGGGTGAACACTCAAATGTAATTTATGCCCAACAAGCTCACCCATAACATCATCTTTAGTAGATATTTGAAAAAATACATGCTGGCAAGCATTGAGACAATTATCCAAAACTTTATCCACATGATGAGGTCTAATATGTTCCATTACGTCGGTGCAAAAACCATAAGCTGCTTTGATGGGTAGAGGTTCTGATAAATCACACTCTTTAAATCTTAAAAGGTGACTCTGAGTTTCAAGCATAGGAATGATGTCTTGATCTAAACAGTTATCTGCGAAATCTACCAACGTTACATCTAGCCCTCCAAAAACTACCAAATTCAACCCGCCTCGACCAGTACCACATCCTAGGTCTATTGCTGAAGAACCGGAACGAGGTTTAGCTATATTTAAAAATTCGTGGGCTATATTCTCCCCAGGAGAAATAATGCGATATTCCTTTTTATCCCACACCTGTTTATATAATTCTTTTTCTAAAGGACGTTTAGTATCTATACTAACTTGAGGGGGGTCAGAAATTACGGAAGAATCAGTCATTATTCAATCCTTATGATAGCGCTTGAAGAGTTAGCTGTTGGGAACTCTATAGATAATGTTTGGTCATTAGTTGTTTTAGTATCGCCAAAATCTAAAACAGCTACTGATTTATCACCTTGAGTGCTGTTATAAATTAAAGCACCTCTAGCTGATATAGTAGAGCTAGCCCATGAAGTAGTACTAAAACTTAAAAATGCTGTGGTATCAGTTGATGTAGGAACGTGCGAAATAGTAAGCGTATTACCCCCGGCAATATACCCAGTACCAGAAGCTTCATCAGAAGTAGCATAAGTTGGTGTAGTAGCATTTAAACTGACATCCGAAGTATATAAAGCTATTTTAAATGTGTCTGCTGTAGTTGCAGCACGTACTACTCCAGTACCAAAATTATGTATCCCGGTAAGTAATTCTACTTTAAAACTTGTAGTTTGTGTTTGGACTATAGCCATTTACTTACGCCCGTTGAGAACGAGGAACAGGAATCCTAGCTTGCCCACTACGATAAGCATCACGCATATTTTTACCTTCTCCTAATCCTTTCAGTTCATTAAGAGATTCTGTATATCTTTCTTTATACTGGTTAGTTATTTCATCATTTTCTTTTAAGTACGCTGCTGCTTCCAATAATGCACCATAAAATAAAACGGTGTCGAAATTATCGCCCAACCAAGAATTGCCAGCAGTAACAATAGTAGCAGGATAAAAATAATAATGTAGTTCAGCGCTGTAACCAATATCTGGCGTAGGTCCCAATATAAATGAGGTGTCGTCAAAGATCGCATAGTATTGTGGTTTCCCATTAAAAGCTGCATCGGTATCCGGAAAAGACTCTCTAATAAAATTAACGTCTTTATTTAAAAGATAGCTATGTTCATTATTAGAATCTATAACCGATATACTATAAGTTGCTAACCAATCAGTAGGAACCTCTAAAAATCTATTGTTAATAGAAATAGTACCGGTTACATTTTTTCGTAGATCTGGTATTTGCACAGAATTATATATACGTTGCTCAGCATTTTGAATAAACGTATTTACATCTGTAGTCGTATAATCATTTTCAGTATATGAATTTATAGCGGCTACTAATTCCGTATAAGTCATAATTAAGCCATTGGCCCGCGAGCTTTAGTGCCTTTAGTAGCAGCACCATTACCGCGTGTTTTAATGCCTGAAGTTTTAACGCCTTTTTCTGGGTATCCCGCTACATGAGGGACTTTTGTCTTTTGAGGTTGAACGTATTTTTCCATTTAATATCTCCTTAATTTATGTGATTGATATAGTAACACTACCTACTTTACCTTCTGATATTAAATCATTAGGTGTAAGTTGGTTTGTAGGGAAAGCAGCGCCGCCTACAGGATTCCACCCCCATTGTATACCTCTACTACTTTTACCGCCTTTTACAGAAACACTTGTATCAGGTCTAGGATTTTGAACAGCCTGAGGATCAACTACAGGATACATACCTTGTAAATTTTGAGGTTGATCAGGGTTCCAACACTCTGGGCAAACTTTAATATTAGTTTGAGTTGTTCTTATAAATAAACTTTTAAGCTGCTTTAGTTTAAATTCAAACCCACATCTATCACAGATAGCTATACTATATTTATTTGAAGCAAATTTTTGACTCATACTAACTCCTATACAAACTGTTGTCGTGGGGCTATAAGTAAAGTAGCTTTTTCTCTATCTTCAGTAGAAGCTAATAACCACTGCTCTTCATAATCCTGTTTTAAAAACTGAGTTCTTTCACCAGCTCCTGGAATCTTTAATGATAAATAATAAGCCAAACCCGCTACTAAACACGGCAGAAATCTAAAAGGTATTTCTTGAGTATTAACCCCAGTACCCGCATCTTCCATTCTTTTCAATCTCCAATATACAAAAGTATAACTATCATTATCTGGCACAGGCCATAAGGTAATAGTAGGTATAGATGCTTTCCTGTCTATGTAAACTTGATTAGGACGGCCTGAACTATTTTTACTGGGTATAGATGCAAATGTAGGAACAGCCATTCTAGATATACTAATATCTTCTTGTGTACCCGCAGAACCAGTTCTAATAACCTGACTTACTAAATCAATAGTATTAGAAGGTAATGGGTAAGTAGCTGTTCCATCAGTTAAAGTAATTGTGTCTTCTTCTATAGTCCATAAATTAACACCCCTATTAGCCCATTCAATAGTAAGCAGATTAAGACTACGAGTTGCGGTTTTTAAATCATAACCAGTACGTAATTCTCCACCACAACGCTCAAATGCTTCTTCTACGAGCAAATTTAAGTCTAAATTAAAATCAGTTGTTCCTGAAGTAGCCATCTTATGCCCTCTTTTTATTCATCTTTCTAAAAGTTTTAGCTAGATTATACCTTTTAGAACCTGGAGGACAGCTTGCACTCCCAAATTTTTTATCCGTACAAACCCCCTTTGTACCTCTTTTCTTAATTGAAGCTGTAGCTTTTTGTATCCATTTCTTTTTCTTAGCCATAATTATACCATTCGCCCTTTTGTTAATCCTCTTTTAGCTATACCATCTCCACGTTTAGAAGCATAATTTTTAGCTTTAGTATGTTTTTTAGCTTTAATTCTTCCGCCTTTTTTCTTACCTACTGGAAGTATATCTACTGAAGGTTCGTAGTCATACGTACCAGATCGCTGTGATTTTTGTTGCCTGGTTCTTATTTCATCCTTAATAGGATCTCGCATATATTGCTTTTGATCTGGATATTTTTTACCTAAAACCCTTATTTTAACTAACTCCTTTTCAGAAGGTGTTAACCTTTTCCATTGGGCTTCATTCATATCCAAAGCATCTTTTAAAAACTCTTTTTGTTTTTTCTTATTCATTCTTTCAAATTTAG